CTCTATGTACTTACGAAAATGCATATTTATGCTAAATTTCGTTAACCGTATTCATTTTTATTATTATAGTTCATATTTCTAATGATGAGTATATCATCGCAGTAGTAGATACAGAAAGCAGAATCCTTACAGGAATCAAGTATGATGGAGAACTATACTTCCCTAACCACGAAATGTACTCTGTAATAACCAACGAGGAATGGCTATATGCCATCATTGATGCAGAGGAAAAGGTTCTTGGTGGTTTTCGTGCAGACAATGGTCACATGATAGTTGGCGGTGTTGATATTAGTACTTTTATTTCCGATGCTATTATTGATATAGCAGACATCAAAGAGCGTACTGCTCATCTTTCTACAATAGTCAATGATGAATATCTTTCTGTTGAAACAGATGCTGATGGTAAGGTGATTGGATATATTGCTCCTGATGGTAGCCATTATCTCTATAAGGTAAAGTCTGAGACCATCCCAACAGAATTTGAGCATATTGAAGACCCTGAGGGTAGAACTGAAATCACAACAGATGCAGAAGGAAAAGTATTATCTAAAAGAGATTCTACTGGAGTTTTGCAAGAATATGTAGGTATAAAAACACCATTCATAAATGCCGAAACCATAAATGGACAAAAACCGGAAAATTGGCGAAGCACTAAAGCCTCCATAATTCCTAGAGAATACGATTTGCCGAAGTATGGTCATGTAAATATGAATAAGGAATTATCATACATATATGATTCAGTTAACTATGCACCTAAGGATATAGCGGAAATCGGAAACAAATATTATGTTAAGGATTCTTTGGTGGATGGTGCAGTCGTTGAGACATCGAAAGAAGTGTATATAATTGAAAATGACATCAATTTATCTTCATGGACAGTTGATAAAACAACAAAACACTATTTAAAAGTAGATATTGATTTTGGTACTTATCTTAAAGGTACATTCTTTATAGAAGTAAAATATCAGGGAAATTCAACACTTTTCTATGATAAGAAAAATTTCAGATATACTTTCTATGAAGATATACTTTTCACCAAAAAGAAATCAATTAAGATTGGCGAGTTGATTTCTGCAAAGAAATTTAATTTAAAGGCATACTGGCGTGATAAGAGTTTACTTCGAGAGCATGCTTGTTATAGGATAGTACAAGCTATTCGTGAAACTAGACCCTATGCAGAACAGTACCCTTGGAATAAGGAGTACAATATAAACACTTGTGCTACTGGTCTTACAAATGGTTTTCCTATAAGAATAGATGTAGGCAAGTCGTTTCAAGGTATCTATTGGTTTGGGCTGGCAAAGGATATAAATAACTTTATGCTATCTGATAAAAAATATAATGGGGTTCTTATTCAAGGTGATGGTGGCTATTCAGATAAAACATTTTGGCAAGTATTAAACACAACAGAATGGTCTGATTTGCTAGGTGACATAGATAATAATATTGGAGAAAATTCTTTGCCTGCTGTTGAAGCTTTTTACAGATTTCTAAATACAGGCTTTAATAAAGAAACAGCATCAGAATATTTAAATGTCAACAACTGGATTGATTGTATTATTATACTACAATTTTTTGGAGCTATTGATATGCTTGGTAGCAATATGATTCTGTACGCTGGGGCTGACAAGAAAGTTTTCTCTCCTATGTATTATGACATGGATTGGACTTGGGGATTTAGATGTAAATCAGATGTATCAACATTTGATTCGCAAAATTTCGCAGACAAGAGTATTTGGATGAAAATTCAAAAGGTATTCTGGGAAGAAATTTGTAACAGATACAGTGAGTTAAGAAAATTAGTTATCAATGATACTTTCATTGATTCACTTCTGAACAAAATATCTCGTCAAATTCCTTATAGTGATTATGAAAAAGAAATGGAAACATGGCAAGATATTCCTTTCCAAGGAAACGAAAAAGATGAAGGTAGATATGGAACCATAAACGATATGGTGACATGGTCAAAAAAAAGAATTGAATTTATGGATAAATATTTTAAAATTAAAAAATAAAAATTATGGGAAAATGTTTAGTAACAAAATTAAATGGTATTGTAGATAATATCAATTTAAAGAAACTGGGAGAGCTTCGGCTGAAAATTCAAAAATCAGCAGTTTCGACCGCTGATGCCAGAACTATTACACTATTTTGTTTTTCTCCAGTTGACATAGAAGTTATCGGTGGATATTTTACCGATAAAACATTTAGTGAGAACTATGGAACTACAGCAAAAGCAGAAGCTAACATTACTAAAGAGCTTATAGTTTCAAATAATGATTGCATTTTGAGATTTATAAACAAATCAGATGTAATTAGCTTTAAATTAGGCAAGAATTTTGCATCTACAGATTTTATATTTGATTTGAGTGAATTGAAATATTCTGGAGTAACTACCGCAGATTTCTTCAACATGGTTAATCTTGCAGAGGATATTTCCATCATTAAAGATATTCCGCAAATAAAATCATTAGTTATCTCTAATTGTGTTATGTGCTTTGGAGATATAGCATCTTTGGCAGGTGCTAAGAATCTTGAAATATTAATTGCTTCATATTGCCCTAAAATATACGGAGATGTTTCTAATTTGGCAAATAATTCAAAATTAAAGAGAATTTCACTTAAAGGTACATCTACATTAGGTGACTTGTCTTATTTGCCATCTTCTACATTTTTCATATCATTAAGTGAAAATGCTAGTGCAAAATGGAAGCGTGAAAGACCGTCAAGTTCTCCAATATTAAGTATAGAAGGTAACCCTTTGCTAGGAACAGACGTAGATGCTATGCTAATCAATCAGGCGAAATGTAGCCCAAGTTCAGAAGATACTATTAAGAAAATAGAAGTTAAAGGAACTAAAACGTCATCGTCTGACTCAGCAGTTTCATCTTTGCAGTCTAAAGGTTACACTATTTCAATCACTCCTGCATAATAATTTATAAATAGAAAGGAAACAATATATGAATAAGTTAACAAAGAAGTATAAGGTAGTACATAAGGGAACCAAGATGGTGTTCCCTCTCACAGAGGAAGGTGACAATGCTGAGGTATTCCCAGCAGAGAATGCCACCGCAGTAGAGTTTGACACATACTCAGAAGCAAAGGCTTACGTAGATGAGCATAACTTGGTGTATGAGGAGCCAAAGTATGGGGAGTAAACCATATAGCATGAGAAGAAGGGTGAGTCAAAAGATTCACCCTTTTCTTATGCACCAAGTAGAAGCAACATTAATCATACACCTTAAAGAACTTCTCGCACAAACTCCCCATCATATAACATGGCTCCTCGCTTAGCATATCAATTCCATCCTGCTCACAGATATGCGCTACCACATGAAGAAGCTCATGACCTATCGTGTTGATAATACTGCTATCAGATTCACACTCCCCAATAGCAAGCACGCTCCTTCTTTCTGATAGGTTGGAATAGGTAAGACCTCTATCTGCACTCTCTTTGATTAGATGCTCGTAGGCTTCTGACAAGGGATTTCCGTTGCAGCCAATATCAGAAAGAGCATAGCATATCTCATCGGAATCATCCGGCTGATAACCTATGAAACATACTATGCTCCAATCGTACTTCGGAAGTTGTATTACTCTTCTGATCATAACACATCTTCCCAAGGGATAGGCACTCCGTTGTGGCAGCAGTCGGCATAGAATCGGTTGAAGATGAAACCATCCTTCTGGTCGGCATCATCCACCATATCCTTGATGAACTGGGCTAGCTGCTCCTCATCCTTGATGGAAGACTTGTAGAAGTCTGCCCTCGCCATATTCGCCACATATACATGGTCGTAGCCTATCTTATTCTTCACCTCGATTCCCTGACCTAGCAGAAGTGCATCCACCTTCTCCTTATCCCAAAACGAGATACCTACATCACGCTTGGAGGAAGGGTCGTACTTATACATCTGCTTCACCGCCCACTCACACATCTTCTTGCTGAAATGATAGCCATTGTATCTGAGATAGGCAACCATTGCCTCAGGTTTGAGGTCATACATATCCAATGGCATTCTGCATTTTCCCATATTGCTGAATATTGAAGGGAGTCTGGTTCCGACATAATGCCGCTACCCAAACTCCCAAGTTAAACACTAGCGACCGCCACCATTGTAGCCGCCACCACCTCTTTCACCATAGCGGTTCGGGTAGTTCCAATCATCGTTCACGTTGTTGAATCTACGTCTGTTCTCACGCTCTTCACGTTCCTCACGTTCTCTTCTCCAATCGTCACGATAATCAGGCATACGCTCACCCATACGCTCCTGCTTCATCTTTTTCAGACAAGACATAGCCTTGCTTCCAAAACCAAGCATAGACTCGATGTTGTCATACAAATCATCGAACTTATCTTCTGTAATCTCAATCATTACCATAATCATAAGATATTAAAGTGAATAGATAGGAGATTACTTATTGATGCTCTGTTGAAGCCATCCCATCATCTTGTCAATCTTGCCCTCAATGCCGGAAACCTTGCCTTCCAGCTTGTTGATTTTCTCGGTCTGTTCCTTCTCCTTGGCTATCTGGGGGTTGAGCTGCAGTAGCATTCCCTCGCAAGATTTTACGACTCTCTCGTGGTAATCTACGCTCTCCAGTATCGCCTTGGATTGTCTCAGCATTGCATCGACCTCGGAACTCATGGCATCCTTGCTATCGCTTACCACAAGATTCTTGTCGTTGGCTATCTGTCCGTTGGCAGGTAGCTGCTTGAAATCCACTTCCTCGTCATTGATCTTCACCTTCACATCAACCACAGTCTCCATAGGTTGAGGGGTGAAGCCATTATTGAAAGAAGGGTATCTCGTCTGAGGGTTGCTCACCGAAACAACCTGACCGATCCGCAAGCTCGGGTTCTCGCCCTTATCAAGGACATAGAATAAAGAATTAGTTCTTAAACCTTGAAACATAATGTAATCTCCTATTATCTATTCTGTTGTTAAACAATACCCGTCATAAGTTGAAGGGTGTTAGTATCTCGCTCGAACCAGAGCTGAACCACTCCAGTACCCGGCACATCTGCAACCGTCAATGGTTCGCCATTGAACTTGCTCACAGCTTGTGTCGCCCCGTTGGTCTCGAAAAGGATAGGCAGCGTACCAGTCGTTCCAGTCGGAATAGCCTGACGCAGATTTACGAAAATCGTTCCTCTGTAGCTGGCATTCACGAAAGCGTGGTTTTTGAAGGTGAACACCACATCGGAAGTATTCACCTTCACGCCAGTAGAAGCGATAGCTGCCGAGCCATTACGATTCACCCAAGTATAAGGTCTTAACCATAACATAGCAGCCTCCTTTCTTTAACCCCAGAATCCTGCATTGTTGGCAGCATTCAAACCATACAAGCCAGCCTGATAAGCAACGCAGTTAGGAACCGCAGTGAATGGGCTGTAAGGAGTAGTCACGGTCTCCGGCAACTTACACTTGATACCAGCCACCTCGTTCTGCAAGCCAGCCAATACCTGATTGATAGGAGCCACCGCCTGACCTACAATCTGAGAGGTCATTGCAGAAGACTTGAAGGTGCTGTTCTCCTCACGGAGGGCATCAATCTTGTTCTGCATTTCCCTGAACTCAGCTTGCTTCTGACCGTCAACGATGGTCTGAGTGCTCTCCTTTATAGCGTTGTGCAAGTCGCAAGTCTGTCGCTGAGTCTCGTAAGCCACGTTAGAGAAGCCACGCTCCTGACCTACAGCCACGTTGTTGATGGCATTCTGCAAGGTTCCAGTCTGCTGGCAGATAGCCAAGCGGTTCTCGCAGCAGCAGTTTGCAATCTGCTGAGCAATCTGCATATTACCCTGCTGCAGCGCATTGATAGTCTGCATACCGCTCATACCAACCTGATTACCTACATTCTGAACCTGAGAGGTCAAGGCTGAAATAGCACTCTGAATCTGTCCTTCGGTACAGTTCAACTGAGTGGCAAGATTACTGAGCGCATTGCGATTGCCACCGATGGCATCCATCAGGAGACCACGACCATAGTCATTGTTAATCTCGTTGGCGAGACCACCACGACCATTGTTGCCGAAACCTCCCCAGCCGTTACCTCCAAATCCCATAAGGAAGAGGAAAATTACCCAGATAAACCATCCACCTTCGCCACCGAAACCATTGTTACCCTTCATGGCAAGAAGGACATTTGGGTCAACACCCTGCTTCTGGAGCAGAGGCGCAAGAAGACCGAGCATCCCATTATTAGATGTTGAGCCTTCGTTTCCGAATACATACGTTTTACTTTCCATATTATCCTGAAATCTTTTTTGTTAAACACTAAATTATGATTCTCACTTTGTAACGTTACGAGCACAAAGATACGAATAATATGGATAGAGATTGATAAACTCGTAAAAGGTTCTATAAGTGTGTGATGAGCAAAGATTTATGGTTACGGAAAAGGTCGTAAAAATACAGGAGGGGCGATTGGGTCTCTCCTATATATAATAATGTGTAGCTGATGCTATATGCTTATGCCATACTTTCGGGCTTGCTTGCGGAAGAAAGCCTTCTTGTTGGCGAAGAACCTGATGAGCGATTTGTTCCACTTCTTTTCATGACCGAACTGGTCGTGGATGCCCTCAGGTATCTTTCCATCGTGAACATACTTCTCAAAGGATGAGATAGACTTACCCATTTCGTGAGCACACCAGCCCTTGTTGGCTTGGGTATCATTCATCATGGCAGTAAGGAGTGCCACCAGTTCCATATCATTCTCTGACAGACCGCAAGGGATAGGTTTGCCTTCCGCTTGGGCTACTGCTGATTCGTGAGCCTTGTCAGCAAGAGCACGAAGTCCTGCTTCGATGATGCTGTAATTTACTAATTGCGACATAAGCGTATAATATTAAAATGATTGTAATCAGAAAAATATCACAATAGAACATCTCTTTTGTGATAACGATAGAGCCATACATAATATGTATTACGTTGACTCCTGCGATATAGAGGATAGGGATGCGCCACTCTACACACAATCGGTGAAGAACCTGACCTTTCCAAAGTGAAATCGGGTATAGAATGTAAGTGATGAAATAGAAGAACCAGACAGGTTCCTCGTTCTCCTCATACCAGAGAGTAATCTCCATCTTGTTGTCATAGAACTGAGATACACCATACCATCTGAAAAGCATGACCAATATAGGCGCATACTTGAAATAAAGCAAGTCTGTCTTAATCTTGCTGCGTTCGGGGATAAGCTTAACTATCTCGCCGAACATTCTACTGACACGTTGGTCATTTTCATTTTTATCCATAAGCGTTTCGTTTTTAAGTTTAATGGTATTGAACCGTTGATTTAAATATCTGATAAACAGATGTTCTTAGATGCTACAAAGATAATGGGATTTTTTGAAAACGAAGTTATTTTGAGAGAATTTAAAGTATAATATTTGTTAATACTTTCAGGTTGAAACTTTTTCCTATCAAATCAAGGGTGTTTTGTGCCGGATTGAAAGCAGATTCCTTGCCTAGAGACTATTATCCCCCGAAGGTGCTATGCTTTCGGGGGATAGTCATATTTGAATTACTTCTTCTCAGCCTTTGCCTTCTGGTTAGCCACAACCACCTTATTGGCTGGCTCCAGCACGGAGAGGATTCGCTTTCTCAGTTCACGGATTCTCTTCATATCCTCGGCATTGTAGGCATCCTTGCCATCTTCCAAGAAGCCCTTCTTCAACTCGGAAATCTCCTGCTTGTCAAGGGAAATCTCGTCAATGGCATCAATGGCAGCCTTATTGGTGTTGTAGTAGCCTTCACTCTGACTCGGAGCCGTATCTACCAAGAGGTCGTAGGAGGTCTTGAATCCATTCAGTTTGGTGAAGAGTTGTTTCAGCTTCAAGTCCTCGAAATCATCCTTCGGAGTAGCGTGAGCCTTGTATATATCCTCGGCATTCAACTTGTGAGGTCTATACTCCTCCCCACTCTCCTCAGCACGTTCCTTCTTCTTGTCTTCCTCATACTTCTTCACCTTCACATCATCCTGCTTATACTGCTTATACTCCTCTGAGCCGTAGAACCGTTCCAGCATAGAGTAATCGCCATCCACCTTAGCTTGTTTCTTCAACTTGCTCAGGGTATTGGCTGCACGGTCGTGGTTCTCCTTCATATCCCAGAACTCATCACCTTGTTTCTTAGTAACTGGTCTATCATCAGGATTGCTGACGAACTTGCTGAACAATGGAATATCAGCCATCTTGATTTCCTTCGGGTCGTTGAGCGACTTGGTAAGAAGACCTAGTACCTGACTTCCCATCGTGTAAGCACCACCGAGGTAAGAAGACAAAACATGGTCAACCACAGCAGGGTTATTCAGATTGTACCTTGGGTCACCGAAAGCATCAATACTATTCTGCTGCACATCAGGATAGTCGTTTCCGATTGAGTTAACCATCCTTGATGCACGTACCAACCAATCAGGAGTGCCCACGTATGCCTTGGTAAAGTTAGGGTCATACTTGTTGTATTCTGTGTCCTTGAATAATGGCTTGCCAGTGAAGTCAACATTGAAAGCCAATTCAAAGACAGGACGGATAGCATTAGGCATCAGACTAACCGCAATATTACCATCATATCCAGTTGGGTCGAGCGGTAACATATCAACTACCTGCCCCATCAAGTCTTCCGCATACTCTTCCCAACTCTCCTCTGCCAACTCTCCACCCATCATCTTGGATGCAATCATATCGCCAACTCCATAGAAAGCACGGAACTCCTGAGCCAGCGGAATCTTCACATATTCATGAGTATATGGAATCCACATAATAAGGTTGTTTCGTCTATCCCACTTGGAGAACTGCCAATACTTATCCTTATCATCATCACCGCCCAACAGACTCATCAGGGCTGCGTTAACGATAGGAACCAGCACGCCACTCGCCAACCATGATGCAGTAACAGCCGTAAACTTGAAAGGATGATGCTTGGCAAGCGCACCCAATGTCTGCAAACTCTGTACCGCTGGGTTGATGAAGAGATAGAGATTTCTAATCATCTGCCAGCCATATTCGCCAGTACCCTTGCGGTTGAAGTTTAAGGTAACGTCCTTGGCATCATTCACAGCCTCATCAATGGAGCGACCATACTGGATGGAAGTCATATAGACCGCAAATCGGTTACTATCCTCAATCATTCTGTTCAGGAACTCGATACTATCCATGATGGTATGCCCTACCTTTACTGGGTTCGCCTTCCATCTATCCAAATCCTTCAAGTCATTCTTAAATTTCTTCTTCAAGTCTTCCACATCAAGCGAAGAAACAAAGCCAGTCTCGCCACCATTCATCATGAAGTCATAGAACATCTGTTCCTTCTTGGTAGCGTTTCCGTTGCTTACCTTCTCTCTCAACTTGCCGCTCTGATAGTCTCTCAGCATGAAACCGAGATTCCAAGAGGTAGCAAGATTCTTTCTGAGCAGATAGTTGTATCTTCCATCCTCACGAATAGCGGTAGATGCAAGGGTCATGGTCAGGTCTCGGAAGTAGTTGGAAGGAATGAAGAGAGGTGAAAGACTGGTGTAGGCAGCAGCCATCTTTCTTCCCAACCAAGCAGCAGCCCTATCCAGCTTTCCGCTCTGAATCTCTCTTACTCGGTGTGCTCTGGTATTGTTCATCGCCTGAGCCAACTGCGGGTCTCCATTCACATAGATAACATACTCCTCGCCATCTTTCATCACTCTTACCTCATGTTCTCTCTCCTCGCTGTGAGTCTGAGGATAGGCAATATTCAAGCCGTCTCTCTTTTGGGTAGCATCGCCAGTCTGAGCCATCTGCTCCATCTTCTGCTCGAAAGAATCAATAGCAGCCTTCACCTGATTACTATTCATCTGAGAGGTAATCTGAGGTGTAGCAGGAATCCACTCCTCGTTGCCGTTGGCATCCGTACTCTTCACGTACCAAGCCTTGCTCAGGGTCAGCAGGGAGGTACGATGATTCTGAGCCAAGAGCATCAGGTGTTGCTTCACCCAGTTCTTGTTGTTCAGCAGGATTCCACTCTCTGCCATGTTCTCGATGTAGGCGATAGGGTCATCAGCGATGGAGGTTCGTCCATGTGCCGTCTTCAAGGTCTGGTTGAACGCACCCTTGCCGCCACCTACATAGTCCCATACTTGGTCGGCAGTAGTGCCATCCCATCCACGGAGAGGAATATAATGGCTGTACATATCACGCACATACAGATAAGTGTCTTTGCTCATCATGCCAGCCTTATAGCCATCACGGAGAATCTTCTTGGTAGCCGCATTCGTAGCATTCCAGAGGTCTTGCACCTCAGCTACATGACTACTCTCAATATCCCTTACCAGTTTGTGGGCAGCTTCCTCAAAGTCTGAGCCACCGAAGAGAGCCGACAATCCTGAGTAATCGTAGGCAATACCATTCTTGTCGTAGCGATAGTCCATATAGGAAGGAGAGTATTTCGTTCTGAGAGCATTATCTCTCTGTCTCCAAGTAGTGAAATCCACTCTACCAAACTCCAAATCGCTGTCATTGACAATGCGGTTCATATCGCCCTTGTAAGCCCTGTATGCCGCACTTCTCTGAGCCACGTCCTCAAAGTCAGCATCCAGTGACTTCTTGAATGCCATCTGAGCATCACGCTCCAAGCCATGCTTAGCCATCATGTAGATACGTACATTATCATAGCTATCACCCAGAATCTTCTTCATCTGATGATAAGCCTTTCTTAATGGCTGCAAGAACTCATTGTTGTATTCCTCAAATTCGTTCTTGCCCTTGCCGTGACTGCGGTTCTCGGCAGTATAGGCATCCTCAGCCATGTTCAGGCGGTCAACACCCACTTCCTTCATGATAGCTTCCTGAGCCTTGCGGATAGCCAGCATACTATCTTGGAAGGCGATTCTTTTGAGCACAGAACCACGCTGCAACTCTCGGTTGAACTCTCCAAGTGCAGTATCATCACTCAGAAGATGCTGCTCGTAGGTTGGAGCAGTCTTCCATAAAGCCATCTGCTTGCGGTACTCGTCCACTCTCCTCAGGAAGTCAACGGCACTCTCGCCAGCGTTGCGTTGTGGGATGGTTGGTCGCTGGGCATCCTTAGGCAGATTATTATCCTTCTTCCACTGGTTCAGGTCATGCTCAAACTTGTCGTAGCGCAAGGAGAATCGGGTATTCCCCACGATATTGGCATTGTTTTCATCGAATATCACGTAGTTGTAATCGTCTTCCTCAGCACCGCCATAAATCATGCCAGCAGGGTATTTAATGCCAGTAAAGCCAAGAGAAGAAAGGAACTTACTTACATCCTCTGGTTTACTACGCATCATCATTGGAAGAACCATAGAATATACTTTTTTAAAAGGTAAATCCAATTTGAAACCTCTCTTCTCCCAAGATGAAACATCAACACCCTTCTTAGCCAAAGCATCACGTATAGCATTTATCTGTTCCTCACTCATCGGATTTTCCCAATCCAGATAGTTGCTGCCATTATCATCAGGAATATCCACATCATAACGGTTGGCATTTCCCTGAGTCAGATAGTCTTCATCAAGGGAGTCAATCCACTTCAAACCTTCCTTATACTCTGCAAGTCTATCCTTCAAGTTCTGCTCGTACTCTGTACCCTTCTCTCTATCCTTCAAGTTTTCAAGGGTACGCTGAATATCATTGGTATCAGCACCGATACGTTTCTTGGCAAACTCCTTTGCACTTTTCACGTCACCGCCAGTAGCCACATCGTTCACCATTTCACCAAAGACTCTTCTCTTGAAAATATCGCCCTTCACCCCATCAGGGTAGCGCATATTCTTATAGAGGTCAGCCATCTTTCTCTGCTTGGCTCTCTGTGCATACTCACGTCCAATCTTGCTAGAGTTTGTAACATATACTCCATGTCCAAATGTTTCACTTCCCTCGCCTTCCAAGGCATGAGACAAATCAAACTTATCAAAGCTAGCACCAGTACCATGATAGGTACGGATGCTAAACTTAGGGTCAGAGCCAGTAAGCAGAGGAGCAATCACATGCTCGGTCAACTGAGTAGGGATTCCGTTGCCGATGATGGTATGGCTCAGGTTCTCAGAGAATGGCATCTTGTAATCATCGCTCACTCCTGATACTCTTGCGAGCACTCTGCCCATGGCACGATATACCTTGCCGTCAGGCATCACAATCACATCACCACTCTTTGTTCTAAGTGTTGGCAGCAGTTCATCAGCGAAGGCATGAGGAATCTTTCCGTCAGCATAGGCACTGCCCATAACATACAATGGCTTGTCTATGTTTCTCCAGTCAATGCCATCAGCCTTCAAGCGAACGTCCATCCAAGGAGCCACACCATTCTTCTTCTCGGTCAGGGTCGGGATAATATCAGCCACAGCTTCATACCATCCGCTCTTGCGTGCCATCTTCTTTGGCTTTTCAGGGAGTTTGCCATCACGAACCGCACGGACAATCAATCTCTCTCGGTTGGTGTAACCGCCATAGTCAGCAGCGTTATACACATCTGCATCCCAAGTATAGCCGTTGGCATCCAGAGCATCGGTGATAGTCTTCATCGCTTCCGAATCCTTATATCCCTTCACGTTCTCAATAGTCACCACCTTTGGCTTTACGGCATTGATAAACTCGGCAGTACTAGCAGCAGTTTCCTTGTCAAGTTCCACCTCAGCGTGATTACTCTTCGCCTGAGAGTAGTTCTTGCAGACTGGGCTTGCATGGAAGTACTCTACCTCGCCATCAATCTGCTTCACCAACTCCTTAGGGTCAACATCACGAACATCGGCAGTAACGATGTGCTGCCCGAAGTTGTTGCGATATACACCGCTTATCTTCTCGTCATACTCAACTGCCACCACTGGGTCGATGATGCCCTTCAAGCCTTCCTCAACAAGACCACCGCCACTAAAGTATGTTCCAGCCTTAATGAGTGAGCCATCCTTCAGGGAGAACTTAGGTTCCTCGCCAGCAATCTCTGCCTTGCGGTTCTCGCCCAGAGCCTGAGCAATATGAATCATCTTCTTGTTAGCCATCTTCCAGCCGCTCGGCATATCATCAATGGCAGTCTTAATAGCATCATCCACCTCATCAGGAGTGTTCAGACTCTTCAAGTCCTCAGCCATATCAACCGTACCACTCTCCTTTCCGTCAGCCATATCACGGAGTGAGAATGTCACATCGCCCACACCCAAGAAAATCTGGTCTTTGCGAGCCACGTCCTCAGTAGATTCAGCGAGAGTTTTTCTTCTCTCCTCAGGAGTCATGTTCATTCGGGCAGATACGTTGCGAGCTTCCACCTCACCAGCGAGTGACTTGTAACTATTGTAATCATCATTCTTCTGATAAGCATTATAAAGACCTCTGTTCTTCTCAATCAGAGCCTTTGCCTCATCTTCCTTGCCTTCTGCTCGTAACTGCCTAATCTGCTTGGTTACCTCGTTTAATTTCTTCTTAACCTCACCTCTAACCAATCTAGGACTACCACCCTTGGCAAAGCCTTCAATATCCTGAATAACGTGCTGAATCTCGTGATTCAATATGCTATTCATATATTTCAACTCATCAGCATGTATGGTTATGGTGTTGGTCTTTGAATTATATTCACCATTTGAAGGCATATCGTTCATAATGGCATCAGTATCAATACGCACATCTTTCAACTGAGGATAAGCCTTAAATAATTCAGGTGCATCAATCACCTTAGAAAGTTTGCCGCCATTCCATAGCATATCATCCTCGTAACGCTTAACGATGTGCCCACCGCCTACATCCATCGTGTCCTTTATCTTGGCATCTGGCATTTCATATCTCCACTTGCCATCAGCACCACGCTCCCAGCCAGTAGCCATCTTGATAGCCTTGGCGTCCTTCTTCTCCTCTTCCATCTTACGAGCCACAGAGAGATTATCCATACGGAAGGTACGCTCCTCTGCCTTGTCAGCAGCAGCCGCACCACGCTCGCCAGCAAGAGAGAATCTGATATTGTCGCTACTATTGATAGCATCCATAGTAACCTTCTGTCTATCCTCAGCATTTCCACGCTCATAACTGCTCACATCAATGCCAGCCTTCTTCAAGGCATCCACCACATCGCTTGGAGTATCGCTAGGAACGATAGCCTTCTCAAACTCATCAAGTCCGTAAGGTCTCATAAACTTGGTTTCAAAATAGAACACCTTATAGTCTTTCTTGATTGTATCAAGCAACTTATTGTATCTATCCATCCACCCATCAGATACCTCAATATTATAAGCCTTCTTCAAATACTCCTTTTCATTTCCCTTATGGTCAGTAAGTTCAACCATACGAGAAACACCGCTATCATCAAACGCATATCTGTTATTAGAGCCAACACGGATTTCGTCAGACAACTCCAAGAACTCCTTGGTAATCTTGTCTTTTATCTGATTATGTCTCTCATCGCCAAAAGGAATCAACTTATCCTTGGCATTCTTCATGGCAGCAAGCGTATTAACCTCAGGAGAGTTCTTTGCTATGAACACACCAAGTTCTGAGCCGAAGGCAGTATAGCCTCCAGCCACACCCTGTTTCTTCATGAGCTTCATAGCATTTTCTATAGTATTAGGGATATACTTAGGCTTACCGCTAGGGGTAGTGCCATTATAAAGCATTTCCTCAACACCATATTCCTCTGTCTTCTTATCCAGCCAAGATGGGAAATCATCAGATAACTTCTTATTATCCTCCACCTTCTTCTTTGCAGCCCCCATCGTGTCGCGAACATCTACCTTTCCATTCTTTCTGTTATTGCGAACCACATCATTCACGAAATCAGCAGCGATATAGAAGTTCTCCACGCCTTCAAGTTCTTCAAGACGTTTCTTCTTCAAAGCAACAAGCAAATGATTACCCTGCTTTTCTGCACTTGCGATACGAGCCTTCAATTTCTCACGTTGAGCATCTACGTCATTATCCTTGCCAGTAGCCTTATTCATCAGTTGAATCAGTTCTGCTACCTCTTTATCAGTATAATCTGTTTTGTTGCCATTATCTGAGATACGCATCACCTCGTTGGTAATATCGTTGTCATACTTTCCAGTCTGATAGATAGTTTCAGGATTCATACCCTTATCAAACAAGTAGTGCCAGTACAATCCGTCACGAACATCGCCACTTGACAAATATCCCTTCCAGCTTTCTCTTACATTGGAATAGATACCATTATCAACATCACCAAGTTTCACGTTCATGTCGGTATTGAAAGCCTTCTCGCCCTGCTTATTCATGATTCTCTCCACCTGAGGATAGGTAGGTGTCCAAGCATCAGCCGTGAAGGTTCCAGCATTCTTGCCTGTTCTCTTAGCCAGCTTCTCAGCCTTAGGAATCAGGGTAATCTCTCCATAATCAGAGTATATTCCGTTCTTGGAGTCAACAACACCCATAGAAGGAGCAGCAAAACCGCCCTGCTTGATAGCCTTTCTTAACTTGTCAATGCTGATGTTATGCATACCAAACATAGTTTTTTCATCCTTCAAAGAAAACTTTTCGCCATTTTCCTTGGCAGTTTCAGAAGAATTGTCTATCTTTGCAGCAGAACCTTCGGTTTGGGAGAGAGCGGTGTCACCTTCCAACGAAGTAGCGACAGTGTCTGTCCTCTTGTCGCTTGCCGAAGTTTCCTTTTTAAATGCAGTCAACAACCAAGATTTTCTTTCTCCATCCCAAGTAAGACGAACACCAGCCTTATGTGTTTCACTTTCCAAGTTTACACGATTCTTACTGCTTGAAACTACACGCATATCATTCAGAATCTCCTGCAAATTATCAAGAACCTCAGGATGATACTTCACAAGTTTAGAAAGACCATAGCCATCACTATGTCCAGTTCCTTCTTTGCCCCATACCAAATCAATATCGCCAATATCCTTATGATGAAGAGCACCAACAGCTTCTCCACCACGAACCTTCTTCAAAAACTCTATAGCAGCTTTAGCATTACCACGGAACTGATTGTATATATTTCCGAAAGCACCAACACCAACTGGCTTGATTTCAGTAGCCCAAACTTTAGTGTTGCTCATGCCATCAATGAGGTTATCAACCATACCGTAACTATCAGCCACCGCCATCTTCAAAGCAGCAGGAATCTCGGCAGGAACATCTTCCTTTCTTCTCATTCGTCTTACCACATAATCTATAGCTTGGGCAGCATCAGAAGTGAAGATACCTGTCTTGTAGTTGTAAGACTGGGCATTGTTCAAGCCGTAGCCTACATCATGTGTCTCGTGTGGGAGATTCTGCAATTCGGTCAGCACCTCTACCGCCTTGGCATTATCGGCAATATCCTTCATGTTACCAATGGCAGCACTAACAATCTGGTCAGCCTCATCATCAAGCAACCCCTGCTTGGTAGCCGAAGACTTAACTTCATTGTCCGAGATATTAGGATATACCTCAGTAGGATGAGCCACACGACCATCAGGCAAAGTGATATAGTATCTTAGTGGACGATTTGTAATGTCGCTCACAACATAGCTATCAGCAGTAGGCTCATACACTCTCTTCTCCTTGCCGCCAGCAGTCTCTTCGATATGATAAGGAACACCATTCACCTTATAGGCATCCTTCAATGTAGAAAGGACTTCCTTCTTCTCTTCATCGCTGAGTTTCTTGCCAGCTTCAAAGCGGACTGGTTTTGACTTCAATGAGAACTTGGTGTGCTCTGTGATTGTCATATCCTCAGGCTTGAAGATAACATAGTTGGTATCTCCTTCCTCTGCACCACCAAAATTACGACCAGCTTTATACTTGATACCAGTGTAGCCAAGAGAAGCGAGAAGTTTGCTTGCAGCCTTATCATCATTGAAGGCTGCATCATCTTTAACACTTCTCATTGAAATAGTCTTATAGAAGTTATCAAAGGTTCTATCCTTCTTGAAGTCCTTGATATCATAGCTACGCAAAGAAGGTAGTGCTTTAGCTACCTTATCTATCAGTTCGTCAGTTATAGGAGCATCCCAATCCAGATAGTTACTGCCATTATCCTCAGGAATATCTACCTCATAGAGATTCTTGGCACGACCTTGCTTTATATACTCCTCTTTATACTGCTCTTCAGTCAAAGTACGAAGCACTTCAAGTTTCTTCTTATCTTCTTCTATACTCTTCTGCAAAAACTTCTTGCCCTTTTCGTCAAGTTCATTCGAGCTTTTGAGCATATCACTAAAGCTAATAATAGAGTTTTCGGCATTCTTAATAGCCTGTGCCTTTTTCTGCTCAAACGTTTTTGCTTGCTTGTTGTACATATCCTGCCCTAAGATTGCACTTACAGCAGCTTCAATAGGTGTATCTTCTGAGTAAGAATGTCTGCTTTGAACGCTCTGCTGACCTACCTCTGCATAGCTTTTTCCAATCTTCTTGGAAGTGGTTACATATCCACCCCATCCGAACGCTTGGGAGCCAGCACCCTCGCCCATGTGGTCGAAGTCAAACTCTGTGAAGTCAGCACCGCTACCATGATACACCTTCAACGAGAACTTAGGAGCATCAGCTATCTCCTGATTGATGCTGTTCACAACATCATCAGTAACAATATCGCCCTCCTGAATCTGCTGAGGTTCACGACCAGCATTCTTCACAAGTTCCGCTTGCTCTGCTCTGGTCAAGATACGGTTCACCTTCATCGCACCAGTAATCACCCAAGGGTCAGTCTCTGGGTTCGGGTTGGTACGATACATATAATATCCATCAGTAGGCAGATGTTTCAAACCAGCGAGCGAGTGCTGATACTTGCCCGAAGGATTGATACCCTCTTGTCGAGCTTCCTCCTGATAATCTACATCAGCAGCATACTCCACCTCAGCGAAGACAAAGTTCTTTGGGAAGAGAGTCTTGTTTCCCTCAGCATCCTTGCGGTTGAACTGGATAGCATAAGGCACTACACCAAGATGCCAGCCTGGTCTATAGGCTAGCTTACCGCTACCGCCTTGTGTTCCCTTGCCGCCCTGCTTAACCTGAGGTCTGCCAGTCTTGCTTTCTCCTGCAATAGGAGCCGCATCAGCATCAAGCCATACACCAACTGGAGTAGCAGCACCATCAGGGTTCGCTACCATTGGTGGATAGAGTTTGCCATCCTTCAATACGAACACCTTATAGCCGATACCCTTCTTCTTAGGTTCAGGTTTCTGACGGAGAGAGAATGAAACATCTTCGCCAGTCTCAGTATTCGTTACCTGACCATTGGCAGTCTTCACGTAGGCTTGTTCAATGGAGCGGATGATGTTCTTGGTCACATCGCTATACTCAGTACCAAAGAATGCCAACTTAATCTTCTGCAATATCTCATGGATAGCAGCGAGCAGAGGATGAGACATCTTCATAGCGAGAGTGTGAGCCAAGTTGAGATCACGAATCATTTCGCCTACCGCATCAGCAACCACCTCCTCAGCGTAGTAATCTCTAGCACGTCCAGAGAATCCTGCATCGGAATATCTCTTCATCGTCTCGTCTATCGCCTTGTCGAAGGCATCAGAGCCATAGGTATCGAGCACAAGCTGAGTCAACTCATTGTATGCAGCAGGATTCAGTCTCTTGATTTGGTGGGTCATTTCGTGACCGAAAATAAACTGAGCACCTTCCGTGATAGAAGAGTCAAGAGTAAGGAAGATTGTACGATGCACATTGCCATCGGAATCCGTAGTCTCCTGAATCCATCCGTTGCCCAACTTGTCTGAGTACTGCCACTGAATGTTAGCACCCATCATCTTAGCCAGTCTATCGAAAGCCTTGCGAGTCTTCTCGCCAACGATGTTGTCAACGACCTTCATATCATCCACCTTATTCTTCTCTACATCAGCAGCACGCTCGGCAGTTGTCTGTTGCTTGCCATTCTCCTTTGCAGAGAAAGGAAGGTCAGTCTGGTCACGCTGAGCACCAAGCGGATTCTCATCCGTTGCATCCTCAGGAACCTCAATAGCCTTGCTACCCTCCCTTAGTTTGTCAGGGAACTTATTCTGCTCAGGAGCATTTGTCTGCTCATTCTCCTCATCATTAATCTCATCAGAGTTATTTTCCTCTGTCTTCTCCTCAGATTCAGGAGTCGTTTCAGTCTGTTCCTCTGCCGGAGCCTTCTGCTCCTCAGCGAACACAGCGTTGTCAGCCGCCTTCTTCTGCTCTTCAAGAATATTCTCAGCCTGAGCGATACGGAGATTCTCAATATAGTTTCTAGCTTCCGAAGCCTTGAAACCGCTAGTGAGCACCCCAATAAGGGCATTGCGAATATCCTGAGTATCGAGAGATTCAAGGTTGGATGGACGATTCTCCCACAGACTATGTACGAGATCATCAATGGTAGTTCCCTTGCCATCAGCAGCGAGGAGCTGAGTCTTGGCAAAGTCTTCCCTGCTCAATCCAGTTTCCTGCTTAACACCCTTGCTTATCTCTGTTCCCTCATAGTTGAGAGAGTGAGCACCGAGGTTGCTAGCCACATATTCCTCACCAGTAAGCGGAATCGTATCAGTCACATCAATGCCAGTGCCATCATACAGACGATGCAGGAGAGAGCCGACAACATCTTTGTATAGCTGAGATACTGCCTCAGCATCATCCTTCACCGCACTCTTCAAGCGAGCGAACTTTCTTCTTGCCTTTTCTATGAGTTCCTTTCTACCCTCAGCAGTATCTTCGACCTTGGCAAGTTGTCTGCTGTTATAGGCATCACGGATAGCAATAGCAGAGTCATAGGCAGTCTGAGCATCAGCAATCGCCTTCTCCTTGGCTTCCTTTGCCGCCTTCTGTTCCACGAAGTTCTTACCCTTCACGGTCATATTGTTCGCCTTGTCGAGTGCCTTCTTGGCATCAGATACCCATCCACTGATTACGCTATCAGCATCCTCACCAAACTGTGAGTCATACAACTCAGCAGTCTGATCAGCAGTCAACTTCGAGAAATCAGGATTGCCATCCTCCAGCATAGGCACGATGGTTCCATCTTCGAGAGTCATAGCAGGAGTCTGTTCTGTCTGTTCAGCAGGAGCAGTAGTATTTTCTCCACCCTGCACAGCACCATCAACAGAGTAAGTTCCATCACCATTGATTGTCACATTATCAGGAACTGGTGGGAGTTCATCATTCACCTCTATTCCACCTCTATCGCCCTCTATCGCACCACTATTCTCCTCTATCATTGAGGTTTCTGCCATCGCTTGCTTGTACTCATCAAGAGACATAGAAGAGATTGTAGCCACATTCTTTTTGCTCACTGCATGAGGAACGAATGTGCCATCACTCTTCATTTCAACGACCTTAGCCTTAGCACCAGTATCACGAATAAGGAACAACTTAGAGTCAGGATATTTAGTGTTGCCATCCTTATCCAATACATCAACGAGCACCACGTTACCATTATCATTGAGAATCTGATTGAAGTCAAGAGAAGGCTGAGTCTCTTCCAGCTGCTCTGTCTCCTGAGTCTGCTGCTCAGCACGTTCCTTCTCCATCTGCTCACGCTCAGTCTTGGCAGCTTCCAGTCTCTTCTGATCCTCCAAGTCTTTCAACTGCTGCAAGTCTTCAAGCGAATATGGATTCTCTACCACGTTACCATCAATAGAGATAGCAGCAGAACCATCGCCATAGTCGGCAAGAATCTCATAGGTATGTTCCAAACCATCAGCACCAGTAACCTTGAACTGGGAGCCAACATCAATGGTTCCATCAACAATGCCAGCAACTTCCTTGATAGCCTTCTCCTTTGCATCAGCTACCACCTGAGCCTTCACATCATCGGCAGGAACTTCATCACCCAGTTCAGCGAATCTCAGAGCATCAGCATGTTCAACAGAATTTGTCGTAGGATCATAGAAAAGAATCATATCATCGCTATCCGCTACATTGATAGAGCCATCTTCGTTGGTAGCAATATTGCCGGAGATAATGTACACACCATAATCTTCCGCACCACCACTAGCTTTAACCGTAGCGTTACGGACGGAGCCACGGCTCTTGTCTGTGTACATATCAACACGCTGAGCTGCCTGATTTGCCGCCATATCAATCTTATCCTGGGCATCATCTGTCACACCTTGGTAACGAGCAGAAGACAACTGGTAGTCATAGATAGCTTGGTCGAGCTTGTCGTTCTGCCCAGTCAGGGATTGAAGCTCATCATCATTCATAGCAGACAACTGCTGCTCGGAGATATTCAGCAATCCGGCAAGAGTCTTCATCTGGTCTTCATGCTCCAACTGAATGTCGTGTTTGTCTGCATCATCAGCATCGTGACCCTCAGAGTAAGCATTATCAATATCCTCTTGATGCTGCTCCCCAGGAGTTGTTGGCTCGTTGGTAATCTCTCTAGCATTCATTTCGGCAGTCTTGGCAACATTGTAGCCACGCATCTTCATCAGGTTGATACCATAGTTGATGGCAGCATTAATCTGATCCTTGCTCATGGTGTCTCTCTGTCTGAGAATATCAGCCAACACACCACCCATCTGCTCGTTGGTCGTGTTGTCAATCTTATCCTTGATGTCTGCCCACTTATCTCCCATCAGGTTCTGAGCATCACTATCAGCCACGTTCACCTTGTTACGGAATCGGTAGTACTGAGCACGATTGTACACACCTTTGACTGGTCGGGAGCCAGCACCCATCGCATACATAGAGCCGACAGACAGAGCCATACCACCGATGATGTCAAGTTGCTGTTTAGTATCAAGGAGGTCAGAGAACTTATTATCTCCATCCAATAGAGCATGAAGAGGAATACCAATCTCTTCCTCCATCACTTCTTCACCGAAGCCATTGATGCCGAACTTCTCCATCCACTTCTTGGAATTGGTGTACCATCCACTCTTGCCGATATTCTTGAAGAACTCAGCAGAAGCATTCATACCATGTTTTTCCATGAAGTTGATTGCACCCTTCTTGATACCATAGCTATGACCGAAGAGCTTCTCAGTATAGTTCTCGACCATAGCAGAGGTCAGACCCTTATAGAGAGCAGTACCCATAGACTCGCCACCCTCATGCAGGAGATTTCCGTTCTCATCGAATGTACCGAACTTGTAATCACCCTTCTCATCCTGATAAAGACTACCCAGATGTCGCTGCATAATGTCCGCACCAGTCTTCATCGCCTGTTCTGATCCTGCCATCGCATACGAGCCGATAACATCACCAGCCACGATACCAGTATTCTTCAAGATGGCAGCACTCACCTTACCCATGCCACGTTTAGCAGCGAACTTCAAGGCTCCTCGGCTGATAGCCTTAGTAATACCACCATAGCCGCCAGTCAGGAAGAAGTCAGCCATAAATGGGAGAGACTGTCCGGCAATCTTTGTCCAGCGATAGATGTTGCCCATCTTCTCGTCTTCAAGAGCCGCAGCAGCATCCGCACCCAGTTTACTCTTCAAGAGCATTTTATCGGAGCCGGAGAGTGGAAGGTTATTGTCCATCTTGGTCTTGATACGTTCCATCTGACCCATAGTTGCAAAGTCAGTCAGACCGAAATCCCAAGTCTTAGCCGTGAATGCAGTATTGTCAAGAGCCTTCAAGGCATCCTCACCCCAGCTACTTGTAGGGTATTGTTTCACCGCTTCAAGCGCACCGATCTGCTGCTTAACCAGAGCAAGGGATGTTGCCAGCTTGTTGCTATAGTCACTCTGTTCTGCAGTTCTTCCGTTACTTGCACCGATACTAGCACCATAAGAGAGCAGAGGATTTCCGTGTTGACGATGATCCTCAGCGATAAGAGCTTCAATCTCCTTCTTTCGGGCATAGGCATCCGCCAGCTTCTTATCAAACTGCTTTTGAGCACCCTCCTCAGTAAGGTAGGTTCCATTCTTACCGATGTTCTCCTGCAAGTCATAGTTGCCGTTCTTATCACGCACATCTAAAGCAGATGGTATCTCGCCAGCGTTTACAGCATTTATATACTGCTGCCCCTGCTTATCCAACTGATTCTGATACTGGGAAGCATCATACTCGTTGTCGAACTCTACACCATCTGTTGTAGTATAGGTTCCAGTCTTGCCAGTTGTGGCATTATAGTTGAACTCATTCTTCTGTACATTCTGATTCTGCAAAGGGTTCTTGAAACCGATAGTCACCTTACCATCATTTGCATTAAACTTCTTTGCTCGCTCAACCGTCTTACGGATATTGCCAGATGCACGCTTAACTTGTCTAGCAGTATTCAGGACAGATTGTGTCACAGCCAAGTAACGAGCACGGTCAGCAGCACTCATAGGAACACTACCGCCCTTCGCTCTAGATGAAGTCTTACTACGAGGTTCAAAGAGTGCAGAGTAAAAACGCTCATAAGTAGATGGAACATCAAAGTTCTGAGCCTTCAAGTTCTCATAGATAGCGTGTCTGTTATCAGCACCGCCCTTTCCGTCTCTGGTCAGGGCACTCTCAAACTTATTGTAATCGTCCGGCACATCATAGTTCTGTGCTTTCAGATTCTTGTATAAAGTGTATAATGGTCTTTCTGCCATAATATATATTAGTTTGTTACCAAATTCTTGTTACCAATCTTGTTACCATTTTACTCCAGTCTTCTTCTTGCCACCATTGGTTGATGATGTATGATTCTGCTTAGACTTTCCATGCTTACGCTGATAGGCAATCTTCTGAGCCTTCTTTCCTGCAGCAGTCTTAGGGGAGTACCCCATCTTTCTGACTTCCCTAGCAGCCTCAGCCATACCCTCAGGGTCTTTTTCCATCAAATCCATATACTCATCAACCTCTCCTGAATAGAAACCTTTTCGGGAACCACCACTACCCGACTTATTGGCACGAATACGACCACTCTCAGCATTAATACGCTGAATAGCCTCTTGTGCTTGCCAGTGAGAAATCTGACCATCAGCCAGAGCCTTCTTGATAGCCAAGATAGACTTCTTATAATCAGCATCAGTATCATATTTCATCTTCGACAAATCAAGTCTTCTATAGCCCTGATCAATTCTCTGCTGGCTCAGATCATTCTTGCTATCATTGTTCTTAGCAATAATATCGTGATACCTCATCTGCTCGGCAAGAGTCAGGTTATTCTTTCTCGCTTCCTCATCAAGAGCCAATGCCCTCTGGTAGCCAGCCTGCCAAGCCGCCCGATTCTTCTCACGCTGTGCATCCATATAAGCCTTTCGCTTGTTGATGATAGCAGTCATATCCGACTCAGGATTGTGTACCACCTTGGCTCCCTTGCTGGCGAAGTAGATGTTGGCGAGTGCCCGAAGACCATCCCCCAGCGCAGCGATACGAGCCTTCCGCTTCTCGTTCTTCTCTCTCTGTGCTCTCTGCTCAGGAGATTCACTATCAGCAGGGTTCAGCATCTTATACATTTCCGCATAGGTCAACTGCTTCTTCTCTGGCTCCTGCTTGGGTTCCGGCTTCGGCTCTTCCTTCTTCACGATAGGGATAGAACCGTTCAGCATACCCTCGGCAGTCTGCTGGTTCATTCTCACCGCTTGCTCATGGGCATCCTTGGGAGGAGTAAGCTGCTCCTCCTTGCCATGGAGCATAGCTTGTGCGGTGTTCATATTGATCTGTTCAGGAGAAGCCTTCTGAGCAGCATCCACACCACTCTGCTGCTTGTTGAGTACACTCTGTGTAGTCTTCAAGCCATTGTTCGTTCGAAAATAATCTGCCAATCCCATAAGCTATACGTTTACCTTTTGAAGTTTAGCACCCAGACTATTCAGCTCACCCTCAGAAGGGAGACCAGTAGTCTTAGCCTTCAAGCCGAGAACATCATCAGGATTCTTGGCGATACCATTCAACTGATCCTGAGTCACATTCATATTCGGAGCCTTCTTTACACCACCCAATCCGCCATCAATGGTGGCAGCGATATTGGCAGCAGTTCCGGCAACACCAGCAGCCACATTAGCAGTACCAGCAGCCTTCTCAGCTTCCAGCCCCATCCTCTTGTTCTGAATAGCATCCTTTTTAGCCTGATACTGACCTTCGATGGCATCCTTGCGAGACTCGTTTGCAGCCACAATCTGTGAGGTCGTGTCGGCAAGAGTCTTGTTGTTCGCTTCCTTCACTGCTGTGGTGGAGTCTTCCGTACCGCCCATCACCGCTTGTCTGCCCTTAGCAGCCTTGTTTCTGTTCTTGATCTGCTCCTGCATCTGAGTGAGCAATCTTACGGTATCAGCACGTTTGGTAGGGTCTTCATTGTACTTCCTATCATACCATGCCTGATTTTCCTGTTCCTGCTGTGCAAGCATCCGCTCCTGCTTTCGTCTTGCCTTTCTAGCTGATATGCCACCAAAGATACTACTTGCAACACCGAGTCCTGCACCGATTAATGATCCTAACATAAAAATTTATTTTAAACGTTTAAACTGCAGCAAAGATAACTATACCTTATTATATAAGCATCTTATCCATTAACTTAGCAGCAAAAAGTTAATAGATAAGATTTCTATGTGCAGGATTGTGTGTACCTTTGCATCATATTTAGTGATGGATATGGCAACAGACAGAAATTCAAAAGGTCAGTTCGAGAAAGGTCGGGCGAAATCCGGCGGAAAGCAGAAAGGTTACGAGTCTCCTATCAAGAAGGAGTTTCGTGAACTGTGTGCCGACTTCACTAGAGATGCTTGGGATGATTTTATGGCTGCATGGTACAAATGCGAGCCGAAGGATAAGGTCAGCACCTTCATTAAGATGCTGGAGTTTAATTGTCCGAAGCTGCAGACCGTCACTCTCGAAGATAAGCGTGAGATTGCAAATGCGCTTACAGAGAAGTTGAAGCAGATGTCTGAGGAGGAAGGTTAATGGGTTCTTAGAAATATTTTTTTCATTGATTTTAGTGATTAGAAATTAAAAATCATAGGCTAAAGGTTTTTATTTAAGGTTAATAGATTGTTGATAACGGAAGAGGGAATGCGTGAGCACTCCCTCTTATTCTTTCCGTATGTTCCGGCAATCACTATCAGCGACCGCCCCTAGCTCTTCTATCTCCAGCCATATCAATCTTGGAACCACGATTCACCGATGAAGGTTTATATCTAATTCCTGACTTGGTATGTGAAGCATCCATTCCCCTTCGGGATGCTGATCCATACTTCTTATCGTGTTCGGCATTGTGCCGAGCCAACTCCCTACGCTTAGCCTTCTGTGTAGGTGAAGACTCAAAGCGTGTATCATATTTCCTCTTGCGCTCCCTTGCTGCCGGATGAGTCTGATAATATCTAGCTGATTCTGATACCATAGTTACTCCTTATCTTTATCTTCCGTCAACGCATCATCAAGATACTTATCAAGAGCCTTAATGCACTTATCAGGAATCTTATTAGCATCCTTGTTTTCTTTGAGATAGTCAATAGTACCGCCTACCCCATAGATGATAAGGAGATTCTTTTGTGAAGGAATAAATATACACCCAAATATCGCAAACACAATAGCGAAAAGAGAACCCTTCAATACTTTTTTAATAAAAGGAGATGGCTCTTCAAAATCATCAATGCACATAAATACCCATAAGCCTAAACCAGCAAAAACAAAAAAGCAAAGAACTGCAGTAACTCCACATAATTCATGCAAGTTACCCAAAACACCTAACCAATACAATTCACTCATAATCTTAAATTTTAATTAATATATCTATCTCCAATAAAGTTCACGATGTTCCTTCTTCAACAAATCACCAGTTCTACACCACCAATCATTTGGACTCGCTTTAAGATAATCTTCAAGCACTGGGCAGTTCTCTTCGTGAGTAAGGTTAGGGTGAGAGGTAGGCTTGAACTGATGCACACACAGCAAGTCTGCATGATTGCCACCATAAATTCTTGGCGGCATAACATCCTTCGCCTGATGCCATACCTTGTTGAGGTCAATTAGGTCAGCTCCATCCAGTTCCTTCAGGACATTATCAATCTTACCAATCACACGATTCAGGACTTCTGCCCTATCCGTACCACCCTTAGCAATTAACCACTTGGCATCACTCAGGGCACTTCTAATCAACATATCAAGTTCCATAAGTCAAAATTTTACTAGTTAAACTATATATACTATCCATTCTTTACCCATCCCCATAAGGGAGAGGGCAGCAGCAAGGAAAATCTTTATTTAATTATCAACTACTATAAGCAGTAGATTATTCCCTACCAAAGCCTACATAGAATAAAGTTACCCACTTTATTTGATTCATCCATATAGGGGTAGTGCCTTGCGGCAGATGGGCACCTGTTGTCAATGGATCGGACAGCGCAGGGTTTACCTAAATGGATATATTCTACTAGACTGAGCAGTTTTATATATCGGTCGATAACCCCGAAGAGGACTGCACGGATTGAACCTCGTATGTCTTGCCAAAAAATTCAGGGATAAAAAAGGAGAATCCCCAAGCCTAGGTAGCGGTCTAGAACTCAGGGATCCCATATCTTGTCGGCTTTCGCCGGAAAGGAGGTCTTCTTTCATTTGTCATTCCGCTACGTTTGACTGGTGCAAAGATAGAAACTTTTTTTTGAACAACCAAATGTGAAGTTTTGTGAAAAACGAGCAAAACTACACTTTATTATACATTTGAAATACACGTATTATACATTTGGCTATTTGTTAAAAGACTATAAAAACAATAGTGGATAAAAGCTAGGCTAAACTTCTGAACAACAATTTGTTATTTTCCTTTTTGGTGCTAGCTAAAAATTTGGTGCTATTTTGGTGCTAGAAAAATTCAGCACCAGCGCCAATGCACGCTTAACTATCTGTATAACAACAGAAAAGCCTATCCTCTCGGATAAGCTTTTTCCTTTAATACAAAAACATTATGAATTATTTCTATTAGCGAACAAGATTCGTTTTATTAATATATTCTATCTAAAAGTTATATTTCAAACAAACTAATAGTTTCAAACAATTACCGTACTCCTACGATTCATCTATTCTTGTTTACGGGTGCAAAGATACGGCTTTTTTCTTATTCTTGCAATACCTAATAATGGGGGTTTTAGACAATACCTAAAACTGATGAGCCAGACACTTTAGGCTATTGCCATTTTCCCCTCTCCTATAGACACAAAAAAACTGCAAGTCAGACTTATCGTCCAACCTGCAGTCCATTCATATCTCTCTCTTATAATTTCTTTTCAGAATTCAATCGAAATTGAATTACTTCAAACCACGATTCATAAGTGTTGCATTCAGAAGCATCACATACTTGCGATACTGAGAATCATTGAGGATGCTGTGCATGTACTTGAGATCCTTAATGACAGCCTTGTCAATCATAGCTGCACGCTCATCCTTTGCTGCAGTTGCAGCATTCATCATATCAGCAGTGAAGTTCTTGTGAACATCAGCTACAGCCTCTGCCTGATCAATATTGAGTGACAATGCATTAGCCAAGCTACCCATCTTTACATTCATGTTGTAAGCTGCTGTTGCGTTTGTTGCCTCGTCTGCTGCAAAAGTAGTTGTTGCCATTGCGAACATTGCTACTGCCAAAATCATAATCTTTTTCATAATCTTTTTACCTTTCTTTACTTTACGAGCCATCTTCTGAACCTACACTATCTCTCTTATAACCTAGGAGGCTCTAGAAGGACTCTTGTTAAACATTATCCTGATGTCTTTTCTTTAAGACACTGCAAAGATACAAACTTTCCGTTGTGTACGCAAACAATTTACAAGAAAAATGCTCTAAATGGCCTCTTTTTTGATATACATCAACATCAAAAGGCTTCTTTCTTCTACTTTTCGTTATCTAACGCATGTTTTTGCATTCAAAAGGTAAGCTGTTTTGCAATATCAGTAACATTTGCGTTTCAAAAGAGAACTACTATGAGAAAAAGCCTAGCAAGTTGCTATTTTCCAGCCATAGAAAAAGAGCACTCTGAATATTTTTTCCCAAAAATTCTGCTAAAATATGCCGAATAGCTAAAAATGAGCGATTTACAAGTGTTTCACCTCAATAGAGGTAATGACTTGGTAA